TTGGGAGTGCCATGATAAATTTCCTTAAAAAAGATTGAACAATGAAAGGGGCCGAAGCCCCGTTTCAATTTAGCCCCACAGACGGACAGCCATTTGTGGACGGATGGTGCTGTAGCCATACAACACGTCGATACGGCAAGGCATACGATCATTGTTGATGTCGTACTGGCGAACCACACGCAAGCTGATACCGTTGTGAACAGCGCGAGAAGCCATGTCCACACCTTGTGGCAACAGCAAGTCGGCAGTAGCGAAGGTGATCGCATCTTTGTGGTACACCAAGTTTTGAGCGTACTGAGTAGATGCTGCACCAACGAACACAACAGCTTTGCCAGAAGCAGGCAAGCTATCCACAGTGGCCAAGGCGTGAGCAGCCGAGTAGATCGGAGCCACAGTGATCGTGCCTGCACCAGAACCGTTCAAAGTCACGTCGGCAGTAGCGACGAACTGGAACAAAGAACCAGTAGATTCACGAGTTTGTGGGTTCACAGCGTAGCAATCAGCCACAGTGAACACGTCACCAACCTTGATGGTGCCAGCGTTACCAGCGCCAGTGATAGCGATGGAAGTTGCGCCTTCGGAAGTCACAGCAGCAGACAAAGTGCCGCCAGTGGCTGTACGTGAACCTGTCAAGAATTGCTTGATAGATTGAGACATGTTGATTTCGTCGAAACCCAACACGCCAGTGCCCATCATGCCGTTCTTGAACTGCTTGCTGATTGTGTCTTGTGGGTTGAACAAACCTTTCAAACCTTCAACCAAGCCAGCGTTAGCAGCAGGGTTCACGGTAGCGAAACGTGGGTTCATCACAGCAGCGTTTTCGTTCAGTTTTTGTTGAGCTTGCAACAAAACCAAAGAAGTAGCAGGAGTGGTGCCAGGAGTACCAACAGAGTTGCCGATGCCTTTGTATGCGTTAGCCACGTCAGCGTCGATAGACGATGCCAATTGGCTGATACGTGGCTTCAACACGCGCTCTGCAAAGTCGTCCAATTGCATGGTCAATTCAGCAGATGTGAAGTTGACACCGATGTGCTTTTGGTTGGCCACAGTCAAAGTGGTGTACTGTTCGTTGTCGTCTTGAACTTGCAAGGCAGCACCGTCAGTGACCAAAGCGCGGTCGGGCAAGCGGATACGCAGTGTAGAACCGATTTTTGCACCTTCAACAGCAAAGCTGTCGTCGTACTGGCGGTTCACGTTACGTGTCAACACGAGGTTGTTTTCCAAGATCTCCAGCGATTTGCGGGTGATCATGTCAATGGTTAAGATTGAGTTTGACATTTAAAAAGTCCTTGAAGAAAGTTAGCGGTTTGCCTGCGCTTGCAACTTCTTCATCTGACGGGCGCGTTCGGCCTCAATCCACTGCGAATCCGTCATAGTCTTGGTAGACCGTGGGTCCGTAGTGTCATAAGCTGGAGAACCAGTGCTTCGTGCGCTTACAGGTGAAATAGGTGCGGGTGCAGACGTTGTCTTTTTGACAGGTGGATTATTAACCAATTTGGCTTCGATCACACCAATCTCTTTTGCCTGCATGAAAGGTGACAAACGGGAGATGCGATCTGCTTCTTTGGGGTTGGCTCCGAGGTAGTAAGCTACATCAGGTCCAACATCCGAAGATTGGATCGTTTGGGCCATCACATCAGTGATTCGCAAGTTGGGGTTGTAGGCAACTTGTTCAAAGTCGTCATACTTGTCCCGAGCTTGTTCTTCCTTATCGTGATAGCTTTCAAGAACTAGAGCTTGCGCTTTTGCTTGTTCCCTCTTGCTGATCAACTCGTGAGCCTTCTGTTCGGCCAATGCTTCCGCATAGGCTTCTGGAGACTCGAATTGGTCAACAGGCGGGATAGCTACTGGCGCGGCGGCGGGTGCTTCCACTCGGCGCTGTGCTTGTTCTCGTTCCCATTTACGTTGTTCTCGTGCAAGGCGTTTGCCAATGGCAGCATCAAGTTCTTCTTGTGTGAAGGTCTTGGGTGCTTCCGCAGGCACTTCCAGCGTCGAAACATCAGATGCTGGAGCTGCTGTGGCTTCCAGTTCTGGCGCGGGTGCAACTTCCGCTACTACTGCTTGGACTTCATCAGTCATTTTCATCGAATCCTAAGATTCCCTGGTGTGCCGCACCAGTACGGTTGTGAGTAAAGATTACTCGTAACAGATCGTGTATTCGATTGTGTTTGCAATGTCGATATACAAGCCTTTGCTGAACCACAAACCTTGTGGAAAGCTAACATACTGAGTACCAGCAGCAACAGTCACAGTGTTCACAATTTTTGGATCACTTGTGCTGGCAGTTGCACTGTCGTACAGAGCAAAGGTGCCACTTGATGTGCTGGAAATAAAAATACCGTAAAACTTACCGCCACCGATTTTCACCTGTGCGTCTGCATTACCTTGTTTGTAATATGCCATGATTTGTCCTTATGCCAAAAAGCGGAGTTTGTAAAGAGTCGTTAGATACAGCTCAACAATATTGTCGATCAATTGCTGCAACGCTGTGTCTTCTTTTGCACACACATCGTAACGGCCTTTTTCAATTTCATCAAGCTGCCCTTGCAGGAACTCGATGATGTTAGCTGTCTTTTTAGAGGCTGGGATGGCGATTGGACCAATCAAACCATGACGACCTTGATAGGCTTCTGCAAACGCATCGGCACGATCAATCACCTCGTCATAAAAGGTGTTGAGAGCCATGTGCTTGGAGAAGCTGCGGGTGTTCAGGTGAACTGAATGGGCCACATTGCGACCCAAAAACAGCAAACCTACAAGTTGTGCGGCATTCATTGTGGCATTCCTTCTGGTGGCATTGGTTGTTGTTCCATTTGCTCGGGCATTTGCTCAGGACCAACGTCCATGTCTTGACCAGGCAACTCGGCAATCAGGTCACCAGAAGTGATCATGCCGTGAACCGTACCCAACACAATGTCTTGGATCTGCTCAGGTGACATGCTGGCCTGAATCACCGACAAACGCTTGGTTTCAGCATCAAACGCCTTAACTTGAGCCTCGAAGTCCTTGCGTTGCTGCTCCTGCACCTCGATGGATTTGCCTACGTTGGTAATCATGGAATGCATTTGCTCCATCTCTTGACCCATGGCTTGAATCTGCTGTTCAGCAGCTTGCAGCGCGGGTGACTTGTCGCTGTCTTCCATGATCTTGGGATCAATGGTCTTGGCGAATCGTTTGGCCATCTCTTGAGCGCCTGGCCAATCCATGTTCTTGACGAACAGATCACCAGCAACTTTCCAGAGGTCAGGATTGCCTTGGAGCAACTGTGCCATAGCTTCCAAAGCCTCTTGGCGCTTGGTTGCATAACCTGGACCTGTGCTGGCCACAACATCGTACTTACCCACGCCTGGGTTGTAAATCTTCTCAACCACGATGTCGGGGTTCGCCATGTCGCGGATCTCTTTGACTGGCTCTGCCTGATCAGGGTTGATCTTGGCCATCTTTGTCTCACCATCTTCACCGATGATGCGTGCGATGCGTTCTGTGTCGTAGATCTTGGGGATCAGGTCAACCAGTTGACGGGCAACGTGGCGCACAGCGCGAGACAAGTTGTCACCATAATGGTAAGTGCCGACATCGCCTTCTTTCTGACGGGCCAAAATAGCCTTACCAGAACGCTCGTTGGAACCCATACCAAGTGAGGCGTTGTATTGACCTGTCGTGGACTTAATGTCCTCAGCAGCACCCGATTTGGCCTGCAACAGACCGCTGGAAGCCATGGGCGGTTGGGCGCGACTTGGCAGTGGGAGAACTGCACCTTGACCGTCTGTAACGTCAGGATTGACCTCCAGATAGGGCCAATTGTTCGTGTTTGCGGTCTTCCACTTGTCTTCGTAGCCTTCAAACTGACCACCGTAGCCGATGAATGGCGCTTTGGGGGCCAATGCCAGCATTTCAGCTTCTTGGGAAACCCAGTAGTTGTACATACGCTGGGCATCTTTGGCGTTGCGCACCAAACCAGACACGTACAAGCGACCATCAACCTCAAATTCGTTGCCGACCACGCGAATCACTGGAATCCACTGACCAGCCCACACGTTTTCTTCCAAAATCTCATATCCGTTGATTTTGCAGTAGCGAATCACTGGATTTTGGACTTTTCGGCTCTTTTTGGGCTTGCCGTACATCTCTTTGTACATCTTGTCTTCACGACTGCCTTCAAAAGCGGTCACGTTGCCAGGGTACAAATTGAGCGTTTTCATGTCGTAATCGACATAATAGTAGTCAGCGATACGGATTGTGTTCTCGTTGAGCCATTGAGTCAGGTTTTGGTCACCAACACCTAGCGATTGCAGGGTTGTGATGGGTGCAGCGTTGGGGTACAAACGCGCATATTCACCACGATCAATGTCTTCGGTCACAAAACACCACTTGGCATCAGCGCCAGTTGGGTCTTGGATCGTTGGGTCCATGTAGACGCTGAAACTGTTGCGCACACGGCCAATTTTGATGTCTTGCTCGAACGAGTTAGGGTCACAGTAGTCGGTCAGAAGGCGAATATAGCCTTCACCGTAGGACACTTGGTTCTCGCAAGCGGTGTCGTAGGCCACATCAGCATCGGAGATGTACTCGATGTGACGAATCATGCCGTTGAAGATCTCGGCCACTTGAACGTCAGCTTTGTCGTCCACTGGAATGACCTTAGCGCCTGGGCGGTTCTGACGCATGTCGTTTGTGACTTGGTGAACGTGCTGTGGCAGCTTGTTGATCGTCAAACAGGGGCGTGCGTTGATCGACTGACCTTGCACCGCGCCACGGGTGGCCAGCACGTCAGCAGGCCATTGCCACTGGTTATCGGGGGAACCAGCATAGAAACGCAAGTCATCGATCTCGTTTTCACGGGACTCGGACAGTGCGCCGATGGCCATGTTCATGCGGGTGCGTGCGGTGGCT